CTGACAGGTTCGGTCTTTAGAGACCCTCGGGTATCAAACCGAGTTGGCTTCCTTCTAGGCGGCGCCTGGAGAGATAGATCTCGAAAGGATTAGCCAGTCTAGCAAACTAAACACAGCCTTAGAAGAAAATGATGAATAACAAAACTCTTAAAGACTTTAAAGTCTTGAAGAACTTGCTAACCTCAATGATTATTGAGTCCAAATTCTGCTACTTTTTGTCTCCGTTCGAAAGATATTGTTATCTTTTCGAAAAGGACGCGAAGAATCAAGGCGCTTTAGAAGCAATTCTAAAGTGTAAACGTGTTTACCACGTTTGCCTTAATCAGCTGCTCCACCAGGAGGCTCCAGTCTACCACCTTTTATCAATTGATAAAGATGGTTGACCTAAAATGGCGAGAGGTCTCAGACCTAGGTCTGATTCCAAAGAAGAATTAAGATTCGTCTTAACTCTTCTCTCGACATTTAGAGCACTAATAGTGAAGGGAAAGCCCGACTTCAGTTCCATTACGGAACCGGGGAAGGACGTTCCTGTGTATCTACTAGATGAGATTTCAAAAGGCGTAAAGCCTCTTAAAATTTCTGACTATCCAATTGAGTATCAATTCAGATCAAAGAGTGGACCTAATGGGCAGGCCGTAAGGACTGCAACACTAGATACACTCGCTTTAAAAGAGAGTGGTTTAGACCACTATCTTAAAAAGCTTCTTGAATTACAGGGTGCAAATTCTGTAATTGAAGACTTTGAATCTACCCAGCAAATGGTGACCTCAAAGATTCCATGCTTTGACTCTAAGCTTCAATATAAGTTTGAGGCAGGAGGAAAAGTAAGGATCTTCGCGATTTGTGATTATTATTCACAGATGGCGTTGCTACCGCTTCATCAAGCTGTAGCAAAGAGGCTTTCCAAAATGAAACAAGATTTCACTTGAGATCAAGTTTCGTTTGGGAACCGATATGACGAATGGATCAAACGTGGTTTTACCCACTTTGAATCAATTGACTTATCGGCAGCAACAGATAGATTTCCTGCTATTCTCCAAAAGAGAGTAGTTGAGAAACTATGTGGTGCTGACTTTGCTGAGAATTGATTTCACCTTATGACTGATAGAGTATTCAAATCTCCTGAAGGAGATAAGAAATACGCTGTTGGTCAGCCGATGGGGGCTTACTCTTCTTGACCGGTCTTTGCCTATACTCACCACTTAGTGGTACAGTACGCAGCAAGGCTAGTCGGAATACGTAACCCGGAATATGCTATCGTCGGTGACGATATCGTAATCCCCGGACACTCTTTGTCCAGAAAGTATCGCGAGATACTTCATGAACTCGGAGTCCCAATCTCTCATTCAAAGAGTTTGAGTGGATTCTGTGCAGAATTCTGCAAAAGAATCTGGTCTGGCCCAACGGAGGTGACACCTATCCCTACCAAGCAGATTCTGGAATGTGATAAACATCCAGAAACACTTATCCAATTGGCTAAGTGATGCTTCGAAAGAAAGGTCTCAATAGAACTCCTAGATATACTACTGAAGGTCTTAATGAAGGACTTAAGTCCCGAATTAAGATTTCAGGTTTCTTTGTGTATTACTGCACCCTGAAACGGGTGGGCGTATTCTGGTGGTATTTTCCGCGAGGAAATTACCTGGCCAGACTTAGCCGCCGATATGTACGAGTACATATTAGCTAGTTTCAGCTTTCAACAGCTGGAAATTACACTTGGAAAGTTATTTCAAGTCGCGGACTGATTGGAACCAGTCCTAGACGAGGATGGTATGCCAATGGCATACTTCCCTAAAGATTTAACCGATCACCCTGGTATATCAGCAGATTGTAAGTTAGATTTCCTTCCATTGAATAGGGTAGCACAATTGATACCCGACATCAATGATAGGACCATCCAAGATGTAATGATACATCTTGGATCGGAGGAGAAATTTGAGATCGCAGCACATAGCTACGACTTCAGAGTTCTCTTGCCTGAGTTTAAGCCTGATAGGCCTAAATTCATGCTCAATCTAACTCCTCGCATCTACAAAGAATGTAGAACCATCCCACCATACACGGATTTAAGAGATTATGATCTCTATCTTCCTAGTAGGGTGGATCTCGGAGCTTCCCAATTGGGACACTCTACGAGGGATAGCCAAAAGAAAAGGTTGCTATCACAGCGACCTCTCTGAAGGCTGATGCGGGACAAAGTTATCGCTTGATGACGCGGTAAGGTTTATCCTTTATCGTGATCTAGAGTCATGACTTTGAATAGCAAGTTCAAGGGGTCAAGTCTGCCTTGATTCAACTGGAGTTGAATCTCGGGGCTAACCAGAGGTAAATCCTC